GCCCCGTCCAGCTCACGGTATCGGTGCTCCTGCCATCCTGGAACGCCCCGTCACGGATCGCGTAGCGCGATCCCATGAGCGTCATGGGCGAATACACCGGGAACGTGGTATCGAGCCACGAGTCCTCCCGCTCGCCCAACGCGCCCCACAGGATCGGCGTACCACGACGGTCGGCCACACCCTCATACACCCATGAGGAGCACAGCGCACGCCTCCCCATGCCGAGCATGTGGTTCAGTTCGGCGGCAGTGGCCCGATGCGTCAGCACTCCCGCGTCGTCGAACTCGTCGAACTGGCTCCACGGCAGCGTCAGGTTCGACGCATCGGCCTCACCCAGATTCTTCGCCGTGGTCGTGAACCCGAAATCCGACACGCTCATCTGCCAGGAGAACGATGGGATGTCGATGGGCGCGATGATCCTGCCGGTGCGCGCGTCCGTGAGCCAATGCGCCCACGTCACTTCGCCACGCTGCCATCTACGACCTCGACATACCGAAGTCCACGCCACGTGAACGCCTTGCGGTTCGTGTTCGGGCACACCTCCACATCGACGCTGTGCGTCCGACCGCCCGACAGGACGATGGGGAACGACACCTGCTGGCGCGCCCACACGGGGAACACGGGGCATTCGTCCAGACCGTCGGTCATCACCTGCCCATCGACCTTCAATCGCGCGTAGAAACTCGAAAGCACCTCATCGGCGCTCGACGCACGGTACACGAACCGGACCGTCACACTGCGGTCCATGGGAAGGTGTTGGGTCGTGCACGCCGCCTGCCCCCACCAAAGGTTCGGCCGCCAATCCTGCGTCTGCGAACCCGTGTTCGCCTGGTAGCCGATACGGTCGAGGCCCACGCCGTAGGGGATCGCGTAGTTGACGTCCCCGTAGCGTGCCGCCGCGCCCGTGGTGCCGCCGCCCGCTGGCATGAGGAACATCGCCAACGCGAGTCCGCCCGCCGGCAGGCCGGGTATGGCGGGGCTCGCGGCGGGCGTGCCCTGCTTGACCATGACGTGCACCAGGTTGTCGGGCGTGCCCGTGTTGGCGAGCATGTACACCACGTCGATGCGCGGATACGTGCCATCCCCCGCACTCACCGCGTTCTCAGTATTGCCACCGGGCCAGTACGCCTCAGTGTAGCCGTCCGCATCACCCATGCTGCACACCGCCGTTCCGGCCGACACGGCATAGTACAGGTCGGAACGTCCGGAAACCGTCAATCCGCCCATGATGCCCGTGTTGTTCCAGTGCCGTTTGATGATCTGGCGGTGCGTCAACGGGTCCAAACCCTTGCCATTAGTGTCAACATCAACCCCGAGTGCGGTTGTCATAGAGCCTCCAAAATAAAAGCCCCGCACGAGGCGAGGCAATGAATGTTTGAAAAGAGATATTTAGATGTAGGTGTCACGGCACACTGCCGTCACCCAGCCGGTACCCGCACTCATGAGCCTGAGCGACACCGAACCATTTGCTGGCACCACAGGGAAATCACGACGCGACAGGTTACGGCTCACGTCCACGCCACCCATTGAAGCCGTCTGCGAGCGCGAATCCAAGATAAGCGGCACAGCACCGATCGCGCCGTCATACTGCAGCGCGTTACCACCCCACTGGATCTGCACCCCGTTCGGGAAGCTTCCGGTCACCGTGAGCACCGGAAACGCTTTCGAACTGCCCTGATTCAGCAACAACGCCACGTTCGACGCGGAGCCAGCAGTACCATAGGAAAGCGGATACTTCAAACCCTTGCCAGAGTTGTACTGCAACCCACCCTGCATAACCGACACAGGGAATAATTGTGTTTGCAACGGCGACCAAGCAAGACGCTCAGGACGAGGACACACAATAGTGAGAGTGCCAGTCTGATGGCGCTCGTTCCACGTAGCACCAAACTGAGGACGAACATATCCCGACACGAACGTATCCGACTGGTCATCCACTACACGCAACCTGACCGGCATTCCGTTCGCCTGTGACACTCTCGTGATCGCATCCAACACCTCACTGTGCACGTCACCGATCGCATCGAAATGCACCGTCACCGTACGTGTCGCATAGAGTATCGAATCCGCCGCCACATCATGCGCACCATTACCCGACGCACGCTCAGTCACATCAGTCTTCAAATCAGGCGCACTCCACCAACCCTCAATACCAGCCTTATCAACAATCAACCCGTCAGAACCGACACCATTCGCGCCCTCGAAACGAATCTGGCTGTCCCCGTAATACAGGACCGCAAACAACGGATCCATGTCACACCCCCATCAACGAAGCACGGGATGAGGAAGCCACAGTACGACCAAGAATATTGCCATTCACGTACGGATTCACCACACCCTTATTAGTGATATTGATATTCTGAACAACGCCATTGGCACCGGAAACAGTTCCTACGCTCGCAAAGCTTGCAGAGTATCTGCTTGTATTCGCACCCATTTGAGCGTTAATACCGTTCGAAGTCACAATGTCCTGGAGTTGCCCATTTACACCGGATACAAACGGTACGACGTTCATGCGGAAGCTTTTCTGGAGCGAGTCACCGAAGCCCTGCATGATGACGTTTCCTGCCGGTATCAGCAGCTTCGCATCATAGGACAGCGGCCCTTTATGCTCTTTGATCCAGTCACCTATCCCACCAACGAAATCGGTAACGTTCTTCCAGGTGCTCTTCAACCCGCTGACCAGACCGTCAAGGATGGCTTTGCCAGCGTTCTTCAACCAGTCACCGGCACCGGAGAAAAATCCGACGATCTTGTCCTTGACACTGGTGACGGTGTTCACAATGTTCTGCACACCATTGACCGCGGCGGTCATAATACCGGTCCAGATGGTTGAGAAGAACGTTTTGACCGCGTTCCACACACTGCTCCAGATGGTGCGAACGACGTTCAACCCTGATTGGATGGCGGCGGTAAGCGCGTTCCAGACACCTGTGAACAGGCTGGATATCGCCTGCCACACACCGGAGAAGATCTGCTTGATGCCATCCCATGCCTGCGACCAGTTGCCGGTGAACACACCTACGACGAAGTTGATCACACCCTGAAGGACCGTGATCACACCCTGAATTATGCCAACTATCGCCGTAATAACTGGCGTCAGCACATTCAATATGGCGGTGATCACCGAGGTGATGATGGGCAGCAATGCGGTGATCACGTTCACTATCGCCGTTATCACGGGGATCAGCATGCCGATCAACATGGAGATGAACGGTGCGATGCTGGCGATGACTCCGGCAACCGCCCCGATGATCTGACCAATGACGGGCAGCACCTGACTGATCAGCATCGCGATCACCGGAGCGAGCACGCCTATAACCGCAGCGATGGCGGTGACGATGGTGGCGATAACCGGGGCCAGCGTGGTCACGATCTCACCAATCGCATTACCCACAGTCGAAGCCAATTGTGAGAACACGGGCATAAGCTGGGCGAACAATCCACTCATGGTTGAGACGAACTGCGTGAACACGGGCAGCAATGATTGGATCACCTGCATGAACGCCGTACTAAGCTGGCTGAACGCCGTCTGCAATGCGGGCAGGTTCGCCGTGATCGGGGTGAGCAGTTGGGAGAACAATGATCCCAGTGAGCTCAACGCCGACGAGACCACCGGAAGCACAGCCTGGACCACGCTTCCCAACGTGCCCATGAGCGACGAGACTAGATTGCCGAGCGCAGGCAGGATCGCGTTCCACGCTGAGGACACCTGATCCCACACGCCGGAAAGCGAGGAAGAGAACTGTCCCCACAGTTTCTGACCGGTCTTCGTCTGCGTGAAGAAATACGTCAAACCAGCTACCAAAGCAGCAATCGCAGCGACCACCAAACCAATCCAAGAGGTTTTCGATACCGCTTTTAGAATATTCCATGCGCCTGTAGCAGCTTTTACAGATCCAGTTACAGTATTGAAGGCACCTGCAGCAGCTTTTACAGATCCAGTTACAGTATTGAAGGCACCTGCACCGGCAGTAAGCCCGGCAACTAACGGTTGTAGCCATTCCGAGTTTTGCTGGATGAACGTCGCCACCTGTTGTAGTGCTGAAGCCGCCTGTGTGAGTACTCCGGAGAACGCTGCGGCCGCTCCCTGTGATGTGAGCATCTGCTGGTTGAAACCCAGCAGGTTGCCGAGCGCCTGCCCGATGGGTTGCACGACCGCTAACACTGCGCTCCCCACTGATGACAGTGCGTTGGCGAACGTCTGCACGGCACCTGACGCCATGGTCTGTTGGATGAAACCGGACACCCAGTTGCTGGCCGAGGTTATCTGGGCACCGAACCCATTGATGGCACCGGCTATGCTCCCTGCCCCGAATGCGTTGATGATGTTTGCCACACCTCGTGTGACGGCGGTGTTCACGTTGGTCATGGCGGTGCCTATGCCTTGCGTGGCATCCTTCGCCTGCTGTGAGAACGATGCGAAACCTGCGTACCCGTCCTTGTCCAACTTGAGCACTGCGGCGTTGAACTGGTCGAAAGTGACCGTGCCATCCTTCATCGCCTTGTATAGGTCGAGACTATTCGCCTTGGTGCCGAGGATGGATTTCGCCAACTGGTCCATCTGGCCGGGCATCGCATTGGACACGGAACGCCACGCGGTCAGATCGACCTTGTTCAGGCTGAGCATCTGCGAATACTGTTCCATCGCGTCGGACTGCATCTGCGTGCTCTTGCCACCGGCCAGCAAAGCGTCATTGAAAGCCAGGGAAATATCGGTGGCGGACTTCAGGTTTTTGGTCAATGGTGCGATTTTCTGCACCATGCCAACCATCGAATCCAGAGAGGTGGGCAGGCCGGTGAGCTTGTCACTCATCCGCTGTATCTGGGCAGCTGCGTCGGATGACGAATACCCCAGATTCTTCATCACCTTGGGAAAGTTGTTCATCACATCAACACGGCTGATGGCACCGCTCAGACTGCTGGAGACCGTGCTCGCGGCCTTGGATACTGCGGTTGACACCAGCCCGCTGATGGCACCCATCTTCGTCGCGAAGCCACTGGAAAACCCCTTACCAGACGCAACACCGCCACTCGAACCAGCTTTGCTGGCAGCACTGCCGAAAACAGACTGGATCTTCTCGCCGACACCGGCCATTGACGGAACTATCGCCACATAGGCTTGAGCCAACTCATAAGCCATGAGACCCCCTTTAGAGGAGTAAAATAAAAAATATGAAGATGAGAGAAGACGTGGCAAACGCTTATAAGGCAGCACATGGCCTAACCGGTTTAGGGTCATCTGTGAAATTGCTTCAGCAACAGCTAAAGACAGAAGAAAAAACTGTTTCAATGACAAAAGCGAGTCACGGCGACTACGTCGGAGTACTGGCAGTCACAAATCGACGTTTTATATTCGCTGCCAGATTCATTGCGACGAAGAAAATAACAGATATCCCTCTTCAAGAGATAACTTCAGTGCGAGGTGGACGTGATTTAGAAAACTCTTCACTTACAGTGAGCGTTGCTGGCAGCACTATTACATTTCAAGCTCTCGCTTGGCGTGACGCCGATAACGTCACTAATCTGTTGCGGACAATGGTTGAAGAATCCCATAATAATTCGCAAGAAGGTACAGCTGACAGGTTGTTGAAGTTGAAGCAGCTGCTTGATGCTGGGGTGCTCACGCAGGGCGAGTATGAGGCGAAGGCTTCGGTGTTGAAGTCAGCGCTGTGACTCTTCCCTGCGTGGCATGCCGAGGAAACCGTCCAACTGTTCCGGTGTCATCGAGACCGTATCCTTGTTCTGATGTTTCCTATTATCTCCTGGCCGTGGGATCGGCTTGGGTTTGGGACCGCGTTTCTTCTTGTCCGCCATGCCCCATTGGAACATGTTGAACGAATCCCATAGTCCGGCTGTCAGATATGCGTCGATACCCCACGCGGCCGGACTGTCCATAGCTATCCACACTGCACTGCCCGAGGGCAGCCATGCGGCAAGATCGGCGGCCTGCATAATGTCGAGCTGACCGCCGAGATCGTCGAGATTGAGTTGGTACACCCGCTGGAAGTCGGCGCGGAGCGCGTCCGGGCATTCTTTCAGCAGCCATACCAACGTCAGGAGTTTGGGGCCAGCTCCGTCATCACCTTCGTGAAGAAATCAATCAGACGCTCAACAGGCACAAGACCAGTATCGGGATCTCGCAGTTTCTCCTTGACCGTCTTATATTCACTGCCGAACACCTTGCGCAAAATCGGGGTTGGGAGGAGTTCTCCCTGCTGCAGGTCGTAAAGATCGTCCATCAGATCCGCGTCATGGAGCACGGCGGTGTCCACATGCACGGTGATGCCGTCAATTGTGGCGGTCTGCTTGCCCTTTTTGGGCTTATGGTCCTGTGGTTGTTTTGCTGCTACCATCTACTCACTTCCCTAAAGAAGACGTGGCTACCGATGCGATGTACTCGCGGCTGGTGCCACCGTCGTAAGCGCTGTACGCGTTCGCGGCCAGTGTCACGTCATAGCCCATGGCGTCCGTACCGACCAGCGTGCGGTCACCGAACTCACTGCGCGTGATGTTAGGAATGACGATACGATCCGCCTTGTTGCCGTTCAACGCGAGCTCGATAACGCCGCTGAATTTGCCGTCCGGGAGATTGTGGGTGATGGTCAATCCACCTTTCAAATCGGTCGTTACATTTTTGTCGCCATATCGGGTCTTCGCTGCATCGGCGTTGAGGATCTCGATGAGCGTCATCTGGTATGATTCAGCGTAACTGGTCACTTCAGTCAATACCGTCGCGCCGCCCATCTCCACGATGGTGGAATTGTCCGTATCGGTCGAGTTGGTGATACCGTCATCACTCACATACCCGTTGTTCTTCCACTCTTCTGGAAGAACTGTGGTCGCATCTGTTGGCAGCGCCGTGCCGTATGGTGCCGTGTAGAACACGCCACTGACTTTCGGTTTGCCAAAACTCACATTATCGGCGTTATTCGCCATGTTTTGCTCCTTTAAATAGGAATCAGGCCTTCACTGAGGCCTGTATGTTGATCTGGTATCTCGACTGCCCTGATTCTGGGTCGGGATTGTTGATGATGGACAGGATGTCGACCGCTCCGATCTCATCGTGTTTCACGAGATTGAGCAGCGAAAGTTTGACCAAGCGCGTAGACGCGTCCGATGCATTCCAGCGTGACGAATCCCATATCTGCACGGAAAGCAGTGGCGTGGCGAACAGGAGTCCGTCTCCACCGCCCACGCGTTCCACGGTGATGAATCGTCGTGGGCGTTCAGCAGGTATGGAAAGGGACGCCGGATAGTCTCCAAGCGTCCCGTCAGCGTTCAGATGGTCGATGACGAGTTTCTCAATATTCACTGTCATCATCCGCCACCCAACGCCTTGAGCAGCGTGTTATGCGCCGCCTGATCGACCCTCGCCTTCGTGTTACCGGTGGATACTAGGGCGGTGCTACCTTTCAACCCGCTCCGGGCTGTGGTCGCATCATATTCAGCACCGTGAGTCACATGGAGCGCGTTCGCACGGGACTGCAATTTCTCGGCCTCTGATTCAATCGCAGCCTGGGTCTTGGAATCCTGTCGGAACGCCCTGAATGCAGCAAAGTTCAGCTTTATCTGCATGGTCATTATTACCCCCTGATGTCCTTGACCTGTACTTTGAGATTCCACTGTGTGGGAGTCATGCCACCGTCGTACGGCCTGGGATCGCCGATCACCTCGTAATCCACCGTGTCGATCCTGATGAATGCACCGCGAATCGAGCGGTAGGCCCATGCACGGGGAAAATACAGGGTTTTGGCGACCGTGACCCCGTCAGGACGTGTGGGACCGGTGAGATTATCCTGATCACCATCGGCGACCAGCACATTGTCCACCGGCGTTTTTGTTGTCGCCCAGACAGCATCGCCACCAGGGTCAACACCGGACTTGACTCGCTCCACAAGCGTGACCTTCTCACCTCTCACGAGACCACGCTCCCAGTGGTCATGTCCACAGTGAACGCGTGCTGCACACCCCTACCCAACCGTTGCTTCTCAGCCTTGGTCAGATACAGGTCGCCAAGCGGATTCGCATAGTTATAGGATTCGTTGAACGGTCCGGCCGTCTGCTGGGTGGAACTGATACCGATACTGTCACCGGCAACCATCGCCCGTTTCACCATCGCGCACACGATGGACTTCAACGTGCCCGACGAGGCGGAAACATAACGGGGGCATGTGTCGACGATCATCTCAGATGCGTCACCGATCAGTACCGTGGCCTGCGCCTGTTCGGAGGCGGTCAGCGTATGCCAACGCTCCTCCAAGTCAGCAACCTCGGCGAACGGTGGGATTGGAGTGTCAGCCATGCCATCCTCTATTCTGCGGCGATGATTCCCGCGTCTCGCAGGGATTTCAGCAGGGCGTTGAACTCCGCTTGCGTCGGAGTACCCCCCTTCGCATCAGCAACAGCAACACCTTTCTGGGCAGTTCCTACCGTGAAAGGTGTGCTATCGGGGTTGAACAGTGCCACGTTTTGGAAGTCGCGGTTTATGAGAGCCGTTCTCCCCGCATACACTTTGAGTTGTTGCACGTCTCGGGTCATGCTCAGACCCCCTGCTCAATGACGGCGAACTGGTCGGGGAACACATACCAGCCGTATGCGATCTCTAGGCGCAACGCGATCTGATTCTTGCGCTTAAGGTCACCCTGACCGTCTGGGTCACCGAACTGGATGAGCTCCAAAGGAAGGTCACGCTGCACACCCCAGCGGATGCCGTTCTGGAAGTCCCCAATGATCGCGTCCACTTTGGTCGGCGCTGACGCCTCAGGTGTTCCCGCAACGGTGTTCGACACGGATGCCGGGAGCGTGTTGAACGAGGTTATGTTCGTACCGAATCCGAGTTCCGGGTATTTCTTTCGCCCTTGGGAATCCTTGAGCACTGCGAGCGAATGTGCGAAGCTTGGCGCGAACGCGATACCGTTGACCGCCCAATCGTCATCCACAACCTGCTTGACAGCTTCATCCACGGAATCGTCGATGGGTGTCTTTTCTGTGACTTTCACACGTTTCTTGGTGCTATTCAGATAGTTGGTCCATGTGTCGATGACCGCGCCGGTCAGCGGGTTGATGCGGTAATACAAACCCAGGTCAAGGGCTCGTGACAGGGCTACGGCACCAGCTGAGGCGAGAGTGTTGAGTACCTGAAGCTGATAGTCCTCGTCGGCCCATTGCACTTCCTGATTGAACCGCATCGTCACCTGCGCCTTGTGTGGCACTGCGGTGACCACGCCGAACGATCCGCTGGTCGCGGACTTGTCTGCGCCTTCCTCCACGAATTCTGCGCGTGGACGGTCGTTGAAGGTGATGATGTCGGTTTTACCGAACAGCATGGGCTCCTGGCCCGACAGTGCTGCGACGGTTGAACCGGTCTGTACCTTGCCCACGATGCCGTCAGCGATGTTGCGAGGGAGGTTCTTGAGGTCTCCAGTTCCGAATGTTGCCATTGTTTGGCTCCTTACAATTAGTGTTTCTTACTGCTGTCCGCCTGAGAAGAGCCCACGGATGTACTGTGCGTTCTCCGTGATTCCCGGTTCGGATGGCACTTTGCCCTGATCGGGCAGTATCGGTGCCCGGTTGATGTATTTCTTGACGATTTCAGCCTTGGCTTTCAAGGCGTCCTCGGTTTCTCCGTCCAATAGGTCTACAGGGATATTGTTCTCTGTGGCGATCTTGGATTTCAACTGGCTCAGCTTTTCGGCTTTCTTGATGCTTTCAAGTTCGCCTGTGGCCTTGTCGAGCCGCGTTTGCAGGTCATCCGTTTTCGCGGCTTTCTCCTTGAGTTCGTCGAAACCTTGGTATTTCAATCGTTCCCTGGCGAGCCGTTTCTCCACGATCTGGTTCACGTCGTCTTCGGTGAAGGTCTTCGCTGGTTGCGGGTCGTTGTCGGTTGGTTCTCCCGCTGGCGCGGTGTCTGGCGAACCGCCGCCATCGTTTTCAGCGACGACCGTGTGAATGCGGTTCCACAATGCCTTGTTGCGCATGATTGTTCCATTCCCGAGGGTAAACCGCCTCGTCGGTGTAGTGATGTACAGAAAACCCATTGAAAATGGCGTAATGGTACCGCCCCACGGGAGACCGTGGAAATCTAATGCTGCTGGTTCACGCCATCCGTGTAGCTGTCAGGGTGCATGCGGCGCATGTCTGCAAGAATGCTTTCGACACTTGGTGTCATGCCATCGGATTGTGTGGTCGCGGCACTTCGTGCCTCCATGTATCTTTCGTACATGGCATCGGGGTCATATCCTTCGATGTGGTGCGTGTCCTTGTCCCATTCGGCGACAGCAATACAGTCGCAATCATTGTGGTATGACCGCAAGAGTTTCGTCGTTTTCGCGGACTGCTCCGAGAGGTATACGAACCCACGGCTGGAGAGCATCTCGCAGAACGCGCATGTCCTCGCTCCCGAAGGTACCCTTGCAAACCGTGGTTTGGACGGGTCGTACCGGATGTTGCGGGCCACGGTTTCACGTCCCGAATACTGCACCCAGCGACTCAACGCGCCTTCGATGAACGCAGCCATGTCCGACTGTTTGCCATTGAACAAGTCACCGGCCTTATACCGTACCGTCGCCTGGATTGCCGCATCCGGGAACGTGTCGGCGGTCACCGGGTCGAACTCTCCTGCGACCTGCGCCGACCTCGTCCGCTCATACCATTCCGCAGCGGCTTCCGCTGCGATATTACCGTACTTGCGTACGAGAGCCGGTATGGCGTCGAGCAGGAGATCACGCTGCCATTCCGGGCTCATGTTCTGTACTGTTCGCCATAGCGCCCGCATCTCGTTCTGAGCCAGTTGCACCGCGTGCTTCTGTGCCCTGCTGAGCTGATCGACCTGTACCCTGGTTGTCACTTGCCGCTCCATTCAGCAGACGATCTAACGTCGATTTGGCGGTCGCACTATCAGCCGACTGCTTCAATGACGCGATCTGATCAGAATTGAATCCCGCGAAATGCAGTCCGACATCGGATTGCGCGAATCCAGGAATCACACCGGCGTATTTTGAGAAAGCGTCGGCCGCAGCGGCAGGCGATTGAAGGCTGACACGTTCAAATGAGGCAACCAATGAACGGAGCTCGTCGGAAACCACGGTCTCGTTGTCGCGCAGCAGCACTGCCTTCTGCCCCAAGTGCACCAGCGCATGGGAAAACAGCCTGTTCTGCGCCTCGGCCTCACGAATCAGACGACGATACGCCGTGTCCATCGCCTCCGCCGACTCGGGATTGTCGGAAACGATGCCGAATGCGGAAGCGGGAAGGTTGCTTGATGCCGCGACCATCCGTGTGATCATACTGAGCGAATCGAGATGCGGCTGCATCGTGGCCTGCTGGATCTGGTGTATGGACGGAACGTCCCCGTCCTCGTCCTTACTGACCGAGTTGGCATGCCCATACATGGCCGACCATTTGCCTTCCCCACCGAAAGCGTCATCGTTCAGTCCCAAGAACCACAGCTGCGGTGCCGTGTAGAATTCGGCGGTAGCCTCCATTCGTACGAACGTTCTGAACCCTGCATTGGTCAGACCGATCACCGGCCTGGATATACGGGATCGTCCGAATGGCCTGTTCAGCTGAGGGTCGTAACGCAAAGGCTCCACCAGTGGGGTGTTCAAGGGATTCGGCTGACGGCGTTCAACCCGCCACACGCCTAACTTCTTCACGCAGGAAATCGTGTAATCAGACAAGTATACGGTGAATGCGGTCGGCACTCCTTGGGAAGCGTCGGTGATGGCTAAGGCCGCTGAAATCCGACGGCGACGTCCATCCCACAACGCTGCGCTCCAGTCAGCGGCGCGGGCGGCAACAACAATGCTCGGTTCTCCGGACTGCACGTCACCACCGGCGACAGTCAGGAACGCGCATGAATGCTTGTATGTGCTCACTATCGCCTGAGGCAGCTCCACATCAAGATCATTGTCATAGACGATCTCATCCAAGCCGAAAGGCACACCATCAGCGACCGGCGACGAGAACCCGTTGAACACGTTCATATCGGCCAACGCGCGAACCACCATACGCGGCCAATCCAACACATTATCAACACTGTTCAGAATCTTCGGAGGTATGCTGATCCCGAAATCCATGAACGCATTATGCGCATCATAGAAAGCACTGCGACGACGATTCCCGGCAAAATGCCTACGCCAGGTTTTGAACAGTTCACGAACGGTCGAAACCTCAGAATCAGAAAGACCATTGACACTGACATTCTCAAGATTATCCGTCGAGAGTATGGTGTCATTGGGGTTGCCGATGAATGCCTCGGCGTTCGATTGAGACAGCTCCGGCTGCAGAACGGTTCCACTCATGAGATCACCACCTTCTGTTTTCGTCCCGGATGCCGTCTGCTTGTACGCGCCGCCCAATATGCGTAAGCGATGGCCTCCACGGGGGTCACATCCACGTTGTCGCTGCTTGATTCGTAGCCGAACCCGCCGTTGTTGCCGATCACACGATGCTTCGCATGCCCAACCGCATCGTTCAATTGATTTTGATTGAAATGGGTAAGATGATGCGAGTTAATGCCCTGTTCCAACATGGACGCGGCATCAATCATCTGCCCGGAACCCGGAGTCCAAATAATCGGTTTACGCACACCAGAATCCAGCAACTGCGACACGAGATCAGAGGTTCCAACCCTACCGTCGATGACAATGGCAAGCGCCATCTTCGCTCTCGTCCCACTGCCAGTATCCTGTGTAAACCAGTCTGCGATCCACTTGGTGCCATAAGTCATAGGTTTGTATTCGATAAGCTCCACATGAGGCATCGCCTCCACGTCTTTACCTGGCTTACGGCAGACCGCCATGCTGACATGTTTGCCATCAGGCGAGAACTTGACGGCGTAAGCCACGTTTCCTTCGGTTGTCGGTTTTGTTGTGGCACACTGCTTCCAGTCTTTCAGACTGATGTCGCTGAGCCTATCAGCCTCATCGTTCCACCAGCCCAACCGTTCACGGGCGAACCCGTCCGGCGCGAACTTCTTCACTTCTGATTCAATGACGGTCGGGAGCAATCGAATTCCCAAAGCAGGATTCGTCAGTTCCCATCGACGTGAATCTTTAATATCACCTATCTCAGTAACCGACCATTCAAACCAGCACAGGCCCTTCGCCTTGCCTTGATGGGCTTCATGACGGATGCGCGCGAACACGGTTCCGGCTGACGTTGGTGGCGTAGGCGTACCCGTGTAGATCGTCTGCGGGTTGCCAGAAGGTGCGGAGGATATGGCTGGCTGAATGGCTTCCAACTGTTCGTCGGTCAACTCCTGAGCCTCATCACACACCAGATCGTCCACGGTGAATCCACGACCGGAAGACTTGGAGCGGGCAATGAACTCGATCTGCCCGCCATTATTCAATATGATGGCTTCCTGTCCGTTCGTCTGCCGAATATTCGACACCAAAGCGGCCAGTTCAGGATACTTGCGATCGTTCTCGAAATACGCCTTCATGCGAAGGAAATGCTTGCGACAGGTTTTCACCTCATGCGCCGTATGCAATATCTTGCGACCCTGAATAGCGCTCTTGAACAGCTCGACAAACTCAAGTACAGCGTTCTTCCCATTCTGACGCGGCACGGCGAGACCGCAATCAGCGGCCACATACTCACCGTTCTTACGAGTCGCAAGCCACCCCATAACCACAGTCGTCTGCCACTTGTCAGGAGGCATCCCATAACCGGACGCAAGATCACAGGCATCCTGACCATCCGAATACTGATGGCGCGGCACGAGCGCGAACGTAGGAGCCTGAACGCCCTTGAGCTTACGCACGCTTCTTCTCCAAACGACGCTGAGTAATCATATCCAACACGGTCACAGGCTTATCCTGCTTCACCGTTATTGACTGCTCTCCAAGATTCTTACGAGCGGCAGGAGTCACTCCAAAATCAGCAAGAAGCCGCTCAAGCAAGCCGACCTTCTCAAAATCTCCGGCACCCCACACCTGAGCGTGCACAAGAGCAATAGTTTTTAATTGCTCCCAATCCGAATCAGTCCAATTATCAGAGCCTGGAGTCGATGGCAGTGACTGCCACCAAAGCTTGGTCTGTGATGGCCATTCAACACCATCAGGCAACTCAGGAACAGCCATCACAATCACCTCCAAAACTCAGGAACCAGAACTACGAGAACCGGAACGTCCGAATGCGCTACGAATCCGACTTGTAACATTGCGTACGGCATTACCCGCTCTACCGAGAAGATTTCTCATTACTCACCTCCAATCCGGCTGAGAGTATGAAAAGCCGCCCCGAGTGGGACGGTCAAGAATCAGAAAGAGACGCCAAACTGTTTAGCAACAGCAGCACCATCCATATACTTGTCACCAAGCTTCACCAAGTCGTGATCCTTGAGGAATTTGTCCTTCGCATCGCGGTCTGGGAATACGAGCGCGAACCAAATGTCCGAATCGGTCACATTTCGAAGTTTTCTAGGAGATTTCGCGGTGACGAGAACAGCTTGTAGCGCCTCCAATTCCGCAAGACAATCAGCCTCCATGTCCCCCGTGTATTTCACGCAGGCCAGTGGGTCGGGAGTCTTCTCGAAACCGATGCCGCCGCCGAAACTCACGCCCGAACCGAACTGCAACTTATGCTCAGCTGGATTCACCGCTGGAATCCATTCCCGCGCTTCCTCAAACTTCACCAATTCATGCAAAGAGCCGAACCCGAATTTTTCATGCCAGGAATCTAATTCTGTGAGGCTGCGGAAGCATAAGCACAACCAGAACTCGGTGTCAGTCGCATTCACGAACCGCTTCCGCTCCTGGCGGGCACGATTACGGTATTCCACCTGCTCTTTTGTCAAATCAGCTTCGTTCTCAGCACGCTGCTCAAGCTTAGACTTTTTTGGCGCAAACGATATTGATTTACCGGACATGATCAACCTCCAAAAGCGGGAACCATGCCTTCAACACCTCGAAATCATCAGGATCATTCTTTTTCAATACTTCCGTAAAACGCTTATCCAAACCATCGAACGACCGCCCAAACCACTCATAGTCAATAGGCAAATCGATATCATGATCGGCAATATAGTCTAAAGTCTCACCCTTGAGCCAGTCACCAATCACACTCACCTTGCGCTTACGAAAATACCCGTAACGCACGAACGCACCCCGCCGCTGGATCGAATCCGCAGCTCGCACACCATCGGCGCACCACGTCTTCTTCGGCAACTTCAAATCCTTGCGAATTAGATCCCACTCCTGGTCATAGTCCGGGATGGGCAATTGAGAAGCCTCAATGAACCTCAAACGCTCCGGTGCTTGGAAGACAGCCTGCATAATCCATCGGTACAAGCTTGGGTGCGGGTACCTGTGAATCTTTTGGCCGAACTCCTGCTCAAAATAATCCAACTCGTCTTCAACGAACTTCAAACCCGGCACATAGTATAAATAACATGGCTCAACTTCGATACCTTCATCCCTCAGAGCCAGCCAGGCAGCAATTGAATCCTTGCCACACGAAAACGCCAGCAACACCGGATTTGCCTCAGCCTTCAGCTTCGCCCGCACCTCGACAGACGTGCCCTGGCCTCGAATATCAGTAGTCACGAAAACCTCCTGCAAGTCATGCGAATAAATCTGGAATGCGAATAAAACTCCACACCATCACGGCGAAAACTCGGTGCTGTCGAGTAAACAAACACATGCAAACCCTTCCCAGACTGCGAAATCTCAGAATAAATGGGTTCGGAAACAGAATCGAAACATTCGCGCATCAGATCGCCACTCACATGGTCAAAATCCCAACAAGCCAGACCATCACCCAACATAATCCCAAACCCATCACCAGCACCACGCTTAACAGCAGCAAACGATGCCCATGTTGCAGGGTCAGTACACGACGCAGGCTGCCCATCGGTACGAATAGGGCGCTTACCATCCGCCCTCACCCACCGATCCAGGGATGTCAACTGTTTGGGGATCATGCTCATACGCCGGTGCCAACGCTGTCGACATCGGTCAGAGCAGAAACGGCGTGGCCTCCTAGGGTTTGCGGGAGCTTCAAAAAACTTCCCGCATTCCATACACCTGTTAGGATTAACCATAACCACTATTGTAGTTGATATTCCAACAAATTGCAAACTAATTTCGTGACACCTTAAGCATTTAAAAATTGCTTATACGGCTGCTTTCCGCTAACCACAGCAAAACAATCAAAACTCGCGCAAACAGCCCACCAGCCAGCTTTGGAAACCGCCGAAACATGACATACAGGGAAACCAGTCACCATTCGGGGGGATACAGGCGCTATGCCCTGTGGGGAGCCTTGGGCGGGCGGGGAGGGGAGTACCCCACCCCTGTGTCGCGGTCACCATTTTTGACTTAGTGTAAGTTCCGACGGTTTTTTATTTGAGCCAGTGTACTCGAGTTTGTTGCCTTTTTTTTGATTGCATATTCTATGTGTCAATTGTGTGTTGTCATAGCTGATGGCAGAGCCGCCTCTGCTGAATGGTATTATCTCATCGAGTTCGCAGCTCATCGGGTCTGGTGTTTTGATGCTGAGATCGATTGGCTTGTGACACAGTGCGCAGATCGGATGATTGTCTGCTGCTGTGATGTGTCTTGCTTTGACCTTTCGCCTGGCCGCGCCATTCTGGTATCGTCCGGCCCCGGCACGGTTAGGCATTCTCGCTTGGTGCAGGTTCGCTTATGTATTGCCATGCGCCTTTGGGGTATGCGGCGATGGTGGTGTAGTGGCGGCCCCAGATGGTGAGGAGGCCGGTCTTCTTGTTGATCCGGTATCCTTTGGCTTCGGGCAGGAGGATGGGGTCTCCGTTAGGTGGGGTTACTGCAAGCATGTTTTCTCCTGTATGTGGTTGACGTGTAAGTGTTGCTCTGCTCTCGTCTGCCTTTGTGGGCTTTGAATGTTGTGGCGAGGCAGGGCAAGTGTTAATGAGCGAGCTCGATGTGTTCGATCTCTGCTCGTTCTTCGAGGATGTTCTTGTAGTCGATCATGGTTAGCAGTTGTTTTGACAGTAGTTCGATCGGGCAGTCAGGAGTGAAGCCTAGCGTGCCTGCGTGATGCCGGTCGAGCGTGCGCTGGAGTTTCTGTACTCGTTCGTCCAGCTGTTTGTATTCTTCGATGAATCTCTGCTTGTAATCTGCCATCGTATGCCTCCGTGTGACGTATGGTGCCTGGTGGTGAAAGGTTGTAAGACCACCAGGCAAGAGTGTGCGGGCAGAGGCTTGGGCGCTCTCGGGGAGCACCGCATTTCAGCTTGCCCGCGGTGTCATTCTGCGATTACGTGGTAGCTGT